TTGTGTATGTGGACCCTGTATTTAAGACTGCAGGTTTTAAGATAAAATCAGGTCCATACGCTGGAGAGTGGAGATCTAGGAAAGGCGTAACAAAGGTTATGTCAAGTCCTGTAAGGGAACTACAGTTCTTCGGAGCACCTATGAGAGGTAAAAAGTTCTTTGACAGAATGAAGGCTGACCATAAAGAAGATATACTTAAGGCGACGCAGGCATTGATAGATAGGGGCAGTATATGACAATCATAGACTTTATGAGGGAGAAGTTGACAGCTTACCCTAAGATATCAGAATTCCTTGCGGGTGATGATGTTCATATAGATTTTACAGAGCCACAGCCCACAAATTATGGCCTATCAAGCACAGGTGACAGCCTTGTAAAAGAGGATATACAGGGTACACAGATACGAAAGCATAACTTTGTAATGTATGCTGTTAGTCAGTCGTATACAGACTATAACCGATTGGCCAACAGCAATTTTTTATATGAATTATCGTACTGGTTAGAGCATTTTCCTGAGGAGCCTGTAACATTTGAAGTTGACGGCGAGGAAAAGCAAGGAATATTTTTGAAAGCTACAACAGCCAATGCAATGAGCATGGGTCTAGTTGGAGAAACTATAAACGATGGCGTAATGTATCAATTACAAATTTACGCCGAGTATAAATTGGAAAGTGAGGAATAAACATGGCAGTAACAGGAAAGATTAAGCGTAAGTTCATGGCGCACTTTATAAACACGAATAAGTCGGGTACTCCTGCAGCATATGCAAGACTTGGTAAGGATCTTGAAGAATATAAGATTGAGATGAATGCCAACACAGAGAAGAAGAGTAATATCTTAGGTGAAACATCTGTAAATCTTACCACATATCAGCCTGAGGCATCTGTAGAGCCTTATTATGCCGAGGTGGGTGACCCACTATTTACAAGGTTGCAGGCTATTGTAGATGAGCGTCAAACACTTGACGACCTTACTACTGATGTTGTAGAGGTTCATCTTTGGGATGAGGACAGCGGAACACCGGGAACATATGTTGCGTACAAGGAAGATGCAATTATTGAGATTTCAAGCTACGGCGGTGATACTACAGGCTATCAGATACCTTTCAACATTCATTACACAGGGAACAGAGTAAAGGGTAAGTTTGTATTAACATCAAAGACATTTACAGCTGATTAAGAAAATAGATAGGAGTTACGCGAATGAAGAATCTATCTTTTAATGACGGTAGGGAGAGCTTTACCGTCAATGATGATCCTGACAGAGTAATCAGATTTAATCCTGCAGATCCGGAGATTATAAACAGAATTCTCAAAATGCAAAAGGATTTTGAGAATTACAGCGTGCCTGAGGATATAGAGCTCAATCCTGACGGCACAGCAAAGAGCGGATTAGAAAAGGATGGTGCATACATAGCAGACTTTACCTCTGCTATGCGCAAGGCCTTTAACGAGGTATTCAATGCAGATGTATATGATACTATCTTTGATGGGCAGTCACCTCTTTGTATTGTCGGACAAAAATACTTGTTCGAGGGCGTGTTTGACGGACTTATAGATATCATGAAGCCGGCTATAGAAAAGTACGCAAAGAAAAATCAGGCAAGGTTAGACAAGTACATTGATGTAACAAAATGATAGGAGTCTTACCAACCACACTAACAGTTGCAGGAAAAGAGTATCCAATAAATGCCGATTTTAGAAACATATTAGTGTTTCTAGAAGCTTGCGAAGATCCTGAAATAAACGACAAAGAACGACTTTATATACTTCTGAAAAGGATATATGGCGATAATTACGGAGAAGTATCAAGCGCTAACATAGGAGAGGCTTTAGAACAGGCAAAATGGTTTGTCGATTGCGGTAAGTCTGACAATGAAGTACAGCAAAAGAAAGTAATAGATTGGGTACAGGACGCAACTATTATCTTTCCGGCAATAAACCGTGTTGCAAGTAAAGAAGTGAGAGCAGAAAAATATCTTCACTGGTGGACGTTTATGGGCTATTTTATGGAGATTGAAGGTGGGACATTTTCAACGGTTTTAGCTATAAGACAAAAGAAGTTGAGAGGCAAGAAACTTGAAAAATGGGAGCAGGATTTCTATTCTCACAACAAAAACATTTGCGACATAAAGACAAGATATACTGAGGAAGAACAGGCAGAAATAGATTACTTAAACAGTTTGTTGAATTAGGGCATTTCATAGTGCCCTTTTTTATTTTTAGAAAGGGGGTGTAACATGGCAGGTGGTGGAAGTGATGGAAGTTTAAGGTTTGATACCAGAGTCGATACCACAGGATTTGAGCAAGGTGTAAGTACACTCTCAAGCGCTGCTAGAACTCTCCAGGCAGATATGGAGAGGGCAGGTAGCACGATAGAAAGAAGCTTTGGCGGTAGTTCGAAGATAACTAATCTGAACAATCAGATAGAGCAAACCGAAGCTAAAATACAAAGGCTTACAGCTGAGATGGCTGAAATTGGGCAATCTCAGATACCGACAGATGAATATCAGTGGTATCAAGAACAGATAGATGCAACAAGCAGTAAACTTGAGGCTCTCATAGCGAGACAAGAAAAAATGGATGCTATGGGAGTAAGTCACAACTCGAGTAGGTGGAAAACCTTACAATATGACATAGAGCAGACCACAAGACAGCTTGAAGTATACAGAAACGAAATGGAAATACTGAAGGCTGATGGAGAAGCGTTTACATCCGGAGCGGACAGTGCTGCATATACAGACAGGGCGAACAGAGTTCAGCAACTCACAAACCAACTGGAAGTATACAGGCAAAGACTCGCAGAAACGGAAGAGAGGGAGAGAACTGTTGGTACACCTCTCAAAAGTTTTGGGGCGACAGCACAGGCGGCATTTAACAGGGCAACAAGTGCAGCATTAAAATTTGCAAGGTCTATAGGCTCAAAGATGGCTTCTCAAATCCGAAGTTTTGTAGCCAACACAAAGAAAATTAACGGCGCATCAAACGGTGTGAGTAAGAGCATATTAAAACTTTCAAATATGTTTAAAATGTTATTGCTTAGAATGGCCATGCGTGCAGTTATACAGGGAGTTAGAGAAGGATTTCAGAACCTTGTGCAGTATTCAAGCGAAGCAAACGCTACCCTTTCAGGGCTTATGTCTTCAATGGGGTATCTAAAGAACAGCTTTGCGGCGGCATTTGCTCCTATCCTAACTGCTGTGGCTCCTGCCTTAAACACTCTTATAAGTCTACTTGCAACAGCATTGAACTATATAAACCAGTTCTTTTCAGCATTAGGCGGGAAGACAACATTCATAAGAGCCAAGAAGACTAATGAGGACTACGCAAAGAGTTTAAAAGGAACAGGAGGAGCAGCAAAGAAAGCAGGCCAAGAGGCCAAAAAAGCACTCGCACCTTTTGATGATCTTGTACAGATACAGCTGAATGCCAACAAAGGCTCAGGCGGTGGCGGAGGAGGTGGCGGCGGTGCCGTATCTCCTGCGAATATGTTTGAAACAGCTGAGATAAATAAGGGAATAAGCGATTTTGCAAAGCAATTAAAAGATTTGTTCAATGCCGGGGATTTTGCAGGTATCGGCAAACTTATAGGTGAGAAGATAAATGATGCTGTGGGAATGTTCACTAAATTTATCAGCTGGGATAACTTGGGCGGAAAAATAACGGAGTTTGTAACAGCTTTTACAACTATGTTCAATTCACTCGTGGCAACGATAGACTGGAATGCTATAGGAGTTATGATTGGAACAGGTGTAAATACAATACTACATACGCTGTATTTACTTTTAACTCAAATAGACTGGTATGCTCTTGGTAAAGCTTTGGGCGACGGGCTCAATGGTATGGTAAGTACTATAGACTGGGAATTGTTTGGTGCAACCTTAGGTGAGTACTTCAAGGCGAAGATAGAGGGTCTTAGAGGGTTCGTTGAAACAGTTGACTGGAATAGTATAGGGGAAGCGGTATCGCAAAGTTTAAACAGCATGATGGAGCATATACCGTGGGAAAACTTAGGTCTTTTAATAGCTGAAAGTTTAAACGGAGTTTTTAGGGCATTTCATACGGCTGTAGAAAATTTCGAGTGGGCAACACTTGGCGAACACATAGGATCAAGTCTGACTACAATATTCAACACATTTGATTTTGGAATGGTGGCCGAATCAATAGGTATGTTTGTAATAGGATTGCTTGATACTCTTATAAAGATTGTCCAAACAACCGACTGGAGCAAGCTTGCTGTAGGTATAGA